TGTTACAGAAGGTGTAGCTGTGCTGTCATATGCAGTCGCGTAAGGCACATCATATGTAGATGCGTCTGCGTAAGTGCTTCTTGCTAACGTCATTACAGACCAAGTATTTTCAACATAATTATAAACTACTGCTCTATTATTTTGAAGCGATGGGTTTGACGTTGGTGTCCCTGCTGGATAAAACCAAACAATTTCATTAAACAAAGAATTATGAGAAGCATATATAATTTCGTTTGAAGAAAAATTTAAACCAACATTACTACCAGTCGTTGTAAATACAAAGTCTTCCACAAGTGAAGGAAGTAATTTGACTGTACCATCAAATACAAAAAAACCACCACCAGATCCCATCCAAAATACTTTACCATCTGCATAAACTACAGCATGTTGACCAACACATCCACAATTAGAACCAACTTGTCTTATAGAGAATGTAAAAGGTGGACCAACAAATTGCATTGTATATGCTGCCTGATCAGTTAATATTAATATATAGTCTTTACCAGAAACTGCTGCTACGATTTTGTTTCCGGTGTCCAGTCTAAAAGTACCTGCGGTATTTACTGAAGTAGGTTGATAAACATTAAAATTTTCTTGATCACTAAATCTTATAAACATTGGATCTTGTGTATTAGCATCACCGATAGTTGTTTCAGTTCCTAAATGAACCAAATGTCTGTCTCTATCAGAAACAGTAGTAAGCCTACTTGCTGTTGGAGCACCTGTCATTAAAGTTGCTCTGTTATCTAATGGGTTAGTTGCTCCCGCATCCCAAACAAATGTTTTACCATCTTTAACAGTCGCAATAAGTTGTTGTCCAAAATTATCTAAAGACCAAGAACCAGGATCTAAAACCACTTGCGTAGAGGTGCTTGCGGTTCCCCATGTGCTAGATCCCCATGTGCTTGTTCCCCAACCAAAACCATAAGTTTGAACTGTTGGTCCTATTTCCTCATAAGGATTTAATGAAGCTCCTCCTGCTCCTGACATTCCTGTGCCTGTTTCTGTAATTTGCATCGTAATAGTAAATGAATTAGTTGCAGCTGTTATAACTTCAAAAGTAAAACTTGTAAAATCGGTTGTGTTAAATCGTGTAACTGTTGACTCTCTCACAGCGGTCGTGTCTGCATGTGCAGCAGCTGTAGTTCCATTGGTGCCTCGTGTGCACCCCGTTAAATCGTTTGATGACTTACCAGAGTATGTAATTATTTCATCTTCAATTCTTACAGACCCTGAACTTGAAAATGAAGAGGCATCAGTTAAAGTAATTGTTGTGACGCTATCATTTATTCCTCCGTTCAATGTAGTAGTTGCACCAGGAACTGTAACAGATGAAAACGTAAAATAATCTCCAGCTATTAAGTTGTGAGATGCTTTGTTTACAGTGACTGTTGATGATCCGTTTGTTGAAGTAAAAGTTGCACCTGTGATAGCAGTTTCTAAAGGAGTAATATCAAAAAATAAATCTTCATAATAAATATACAATGCCTTAGATGTTCCTAAAGCAGCATACTTTCTACCTTCTAAATCAGTCCAAGTATGTTGTGCTCTTGCAGGACCTGAAATTGTTTTTTGACCTATTGCTTGAAAACCACCTATTTTTTCAGGTTGGCCATATCTAAATCTTATAAAGTCACCATCTATCCATTGACCTTCTGCTCCTGAAGGCGTATCTGACTTATTTATTCCTGGTCTTATTTGAACATTTGTTAATGGCATACCGCATTTTACACCATTTTAGAGCTTCTTCCAAGTAGACGGAGAGGGAATGTTATGTTCTGATTTTATGCCTTTTTTCATTGTAAGCATTATATCCCCTGAAATAGAAATACGTGTTTCTTTTTTTTCATTTTTACCTGTTTCATGAAATAACATAGAAGGAAATATTATTATATTCCCAGTCTCTGCGGGATATTCAGATTTACCATAATTTGTTTTATTCCATTCTGTAAAGTATGGGTCTCTTTTTGGTACAGTCAAACCCAATTTACTAGCATCATCATCTATAAAAAATAAATTACCTTGATCGTGAGCTTTTGGGTAATATACAAAACTTAAATGACTACTCATGTGTTTATGAAATGATATAAATTGATCTTTAATAGATAATGTTGCCCAGGATTTAGTAAAAAATACATCAAACAAATCAAGATTATACTTTTGTGCAAGCAAACATTCATTCACTTCATTTGCTATTTCTTTAAATAAATCATTAAATCTTTTATCTAAATGTAAATTATCATCAATAGATTGTAACTCTTTTGATTTTATATCTGTAGTTTTTGAATATTTAGAATTGCTTGGAATTAAATCTTTTTCAATTATTGGAACTATTTTTTTATTTATTTGTTCAAAATTTTTAATTGAATTTATGTAAATGGAATTACCAAACCATTTAGATATATTTGCCATAAGGCAATATACTATGTGACTTTTAGAAATCTATATTTAATTTCACCATTACCGCCATTTCCACCATGACCAGTAACCTCTCCAACACCATATTGGGCACCACCTCCTCCACCTCCAGATCCTCGTGTACCTGCGCTTCCTCCAGTTGAACCTCCTTGCGGTGATCCGGCTCCTCCTGCAACGTTTCCTGCATAAGAAGCTCCTCCCGTTCCACCACCTATCTGACAGTTGTCTCCACTACAGTTTCCAGGGTTAGCTCCTGCAGCTCCACTACCAGATTGATTGAATGACCCAACTGGTCCTGAAGTATTTGTTGTTACAGCTTTTGAAGTTCCATCGGTGTCTCTAAAATTTCCTGACGTAATTGAAGTTCCTGAAATAGTAGCAGTCCCCGCAGTACCCGCTGTGTTTGATCTTAATGGACCTTGTACACCTCCACCAGATGCCGAAGCTCCTCCGCCTGCAGTTAATGAAAATAAACTTCCTGAAGTTGAGCCAGATAATGTCGTGTTGGTTCCTGCGTCTGAACTTCCATTGTATGCTGTAGGTATAGAATTGTTTGCTGCTCCACCTGATCCTACAGCGTAAGTCAATGTTTCACCAGCAGTGACACTTAATATTTTATCAGAAATATATCCTCCAGAGCCACCTCCAGCTCCAGCAGATTCACCGCCTGCTTTATCGTAACTTATTCCACGAAATGCACCACCTCCTCCACCTACTGCAAATTGAAGGTGAATAGCATTTGCTTGATCAGGTACAACAAAAGTTCCTGAACCAGAAGATAGAGTTGCAAAAGAAGTTGCTTCGAAAGCACTAAAAACTAATTTCCATACCCCAGAAACTTTTCCATATACTTCATCTACTTCTTCCCATGTGCCTGAGACTTTTGCATATACCTCATCGGCTTCTTGGAAAGTTCCAGAAACTTTTCCGAAAGTATTAGCCATTTAAACTCCTATGAATATTTAAACCAAATATCACCATCACTACCACCAGATGGAGAAGACGTGCTTATTGTAAATTTTCTTTGTAATTTAGCTGCCGTTATTGCATCATCCGCAACCTTGGCCGTGGTCACATTAGCGTTTGAAATGTTGGCTGTCAAAACTGCGTTATCAGCGATAGCAGCGCTGATTACTGCATCATCAGCAATTTTGGCACTGGTAACTGCATCATCAGCCATTTGAGCTGTTCCTATAGTTCCCCCTAATGTGTCTAGAGATACTTCTACTAAATTTGTACCGTCTGAATAAGCAGCATAAATTTTTTGTGCGTCTGGACTAAATCCAGTACCACTAGCAGTTTTAATTGTTAGGTTTGTTGGATTTGATACAGCTGTGCAATCAAAGATATAAAATTTTTCTATAGAGTTAGGTATTGTACAAACAGTAGATGCACCAGCAGTTATTGTTGCAAATTTAATAATCATATTTCTAGCATTAGATAAAGCAGCGTTACTCATAACTAATGCAGTGGTTCCACCAGAAGAAAGTGTTATTTGTTCAAAACCAGCTATTGCTTGTTGTATAAGTTCTAAATTTGTATTTGTTTTTGTTCCCCATGTACCAGCGTTTTCACCGGTAGCCATAAGTTCGAGTTTCAGATCTGAAGAAAATGTTGATGCCATAATTGGGTATTATACCTTCTATCTATTTCTAAATCAATACACGCTATTAGTTGACGTAATCGTCCCACATTTTTACTGACCAAGTAGGCCATTGAGCATAATCTCTATCATATCCTTGGTTTCTTCCATCAACTTCTTTATAATTTTTACTTAATTCTACAAACTCTAGCATATCTTTACTTATATTTTTATCATACATTTTTTGTGCAAATGTCCAAAATTTTGTATCGTAAACTGAACCATTTGCATAGTGTAACAATATAAATCTTTCTATTTTGTACATGTAATCTTTGATAATATTATTGGCTTGATCTTTTGTAGTATTATTTAAAAACAACCAATCAAATATATGTCTACACACTACGATGTAAGAACCTATAGCAGTTGCTTCTAAAGGCTCTAAGAAAAAAAGTTTATTACCATTAAAACAAACTCTGCCATCGGGTGAAATTGGTTCCTTTGCTAAATATTGACTAAATGAAAAATCATTATTTATTTTTTCTACACCAAATAAGTCTTTGAAATTTTTGGTTGCATCTTCAATAGAAGTAATTGAATTGTTAAAATTATAACCTAAAGAAACTCTATCTTTAAGAGGTATTTGAAAACACCAACCATCAGGTGTTGCCGTAGTTTTTGTATATTCATAATCTTCATATGGCAGTGATGAAAGTAAAACATGATTAAGAGGATTGGTTAATTTTTCATAACCATCAAAATTTTTTGGAGTACCTGTACAATCAATTAAAAAATCACTATCAATGTCCTCATAATTTTTCAAACCGGTGTCTGTAATTTTTACATCTTTTACACTATTTAAAACTAGGTTTTGAAATTCTGATGGGTTTTGATGATAAGCAAAATTTCCAAAAGGAAATGGATGAAATAAATCTTTTTGTTTCTTACCCCAATTTTCATACAGTATTCCATGTTTTAAAGTAAAAGAAAAATTATTTTTTGAAAAAATATCTATTCCTAAAGCTTTCCATAAAATATCAGAGGCTGTTAAATTAGTTCCTTGTCCTACAGGCACTGGGTCAACATTTTTGTCATAGATAAGTTCTAGCTCTACATTTTGATTTACATAATTTTGGTAGTAATAAAAATGCAAAAGTGACATACAACCTGCATTTCCTGCTCCTAAAATTGTTACTTTCATAAGAATATTAATATATTATCTGTAAAATAAATCTATTCTAAAACTCTTGCGTCCCAAGAAAGAGTTTCTTCGTTCCATTGATAAGGAGTTTCTGCGTCTGGT